AAGTATTGTCGGATAAAATCATTGAGTTAGAAGCCAAGCTTGCAGATGCCCCAAAGGCTAAACGTGCTGGCACGGCATCAAATCCTGGAAATCTTGGCTTTCGATGACTTGACAACTTGGAATTGTTGCTATTATTTACATGCCAGCCTTGTCGATTTTGGACACGCGAATAGCCCCGCGTCGATAAGAAACCTGCAAAACAGTCTTGTTTTATCCTCAAATCAATAACAAAGGTAGGCTATATTATGGCACAAAATACAGTTGGATCTTCAAATCCATCACGCGCTTTACAAAGTTTGGGTACAGGTTCAACACGCGACCTTGCCCTTCAAATGTTCTCTGGCTTGGTCTTGGAATCATTCAAGAACAAGACTGCGTTCTATGACAACACCGGCAACATTATGACGGTGAAGACTTTGCAGAACTCACATTCTGCTCAATTCCCAATCATTGGCGATGACATCAACATTGACACGACCAACGGCGATAACGGTACAACAAAGGGATACCATACTCCAGGAACGTTTATTGCCGGTGACACCGTGCAAATGAGCAAGGTAAGCATCGAAGTTGATGACATCTTGGTAGCCGCAATGGACGTTGGCTATGCCGATTTGGACATTGCACACTTTGACGTGCTTGGCCCATTTGCCCAAAAAATGGGTCGTTCTTTGGCACAATCTTGCGACAAGAAAATTGCAATCATGGCGTTGAATGCGGCGCGCACAGCTGCCGTAGCCAATATTCATCCTGGTGGTCAGTTAGTAACCAAAAACGTTACCACACAAACACTATCTGCTGCTTATCAAGACGCTGCGGGTACAGGTGGAAGCGGCGATTTTCGTTCAGATGTAGCTGCATTGGCTTTGCTATTTGATCAAGACAATGTTCCTACTGATGGTCGCTACTTGTTTATTACGCCGTACATCAAGTCAATTCTTCGCCATGAAACTCAAATCTTTAATCGAGATTTGAATGATCCAGCGGTTGTTGGGTCTTTAAACAATCGTGTGGTTGGAATGTTGGAAGGATTTAATTTGATTGTTTCCAACAACATGCCAACGGCTACGACATCTGGTTATACTGGATTTCAAGCAAAGTACAACCAAACCATTACCATTGCAGCATCCACCACAAACACAACCGGCACAGGTTTACCTGCTGCTATTGCCCTGTGTGGTGCAATTGAAGGTTCTGCTGCGGTTGGAATGGTGCAAGCCGCAGGTATCCGCAGCGTGATTCAAGACGATGAACGCCGCAATACCAAGTTTATGAAGTCACAAATGATGGTTGGATTTGGCGTTCTTTCACCATGGTGCGCCGGCGCAATTGAATTGGTTTAATATTTAACTTAGCCCCCGGAATGGGGGGGTGCAGCGGATTAAGTTCCCTCACCCCCCTTTTTTTAAGAAACACATGACAACAATTCCAGACAATAATCATGTTAAACTTAGCGGCAGAGATTGGATTGGTATTGTTGCCCTATCTCTTGGGTTAGTAACTGCCATGATGGGTGCATTTCTTCATCACGATAGAGCATTAGTTGTGATATCATCACAGCAACAGGGTATTGAGAAACGATTAGATCGAATTGAAAATCAACTTGAAAGGAAATAAATGGAATATTTAAAGAACAAGAGTTGGAAGACTTCCGGCACAGGATTGGCTGTAATTCTTATTGCGGTTGGTACTGCCATCACTTCAATTACGGACAATGATCCAACTACAACAATTGATATTGGATCTTTGGTAGCCGCTTTATTGGCTGGATTTGGATTGCTGTTTGCGCGTGACAACAACAAATCAAGTGAGGAAATTGGTGTGAAGTGATTTGGATTAGTGCAATATTTAAAGGCATAGTAGATGCAATTATTGCGGCGTTTAAAGACGATCTTGGAAAGACAAAGGCAACGGATGCGAAACACGACACCAAGCTGCTTACTAATGCTGGCTCTCGTATTCGCAGTTGGATGCGCGCGCGTAACGCTAGTAACAGAGGGAAGCCCGATGAGGGTCGGCCCAAGTTGTAATACTCATGTGTACACACTCAACGATAACGGTTGGGAACTTTCTCCCAACACGGTTCTAGTTCCAGAAGGCTGGTACATAGTTCCGCCATCATATGTAGAAAATAAGGAATAAAGTAATGCCATCAGTAGCACTAACAACCTCACAGCGATATTGGCAACGTGGGTATGTAACAAGCGTTGCGGCCAATGAATCAACTTTGTTTACTTCAAATGTTCTTGAAACAACAATGCCAAGTGTAAGTGGCGGTGGCGCATACAACACCATTGGAAGTAATTTGGCTAAGTTGATGTTCTTTGGAACAGGTGCTGAAAACACACAATTCTATGCTCACATTTACACTTGGGCCCCGTTTGGGGAATTTTGGGTTCCTACTCCTGTGTGTCAAGTCTTGTGTCAATTATCTGCTGTAGTTGGAATTGCCGCAAGTCCAGCACTAATTGCTACAGAGCGACTTGTTGATGGTATTGGCTTAATTGAAGGCGATCCAACGGTAAAAATTGTAAGCGACTTTAACAATCGAATTAGCACGGTGCTTGTTGATCTTGAAGGCGCGCACTTTCTAAGCGTTAGATTCTCAACTACATCTTTGACTTCTCCTGCTACGACATTTAATTACGCATTCTCAGCATTTTAAACATGGAAACTCCGCTACGGTACTTATGTAAAAAGTACAAGGCTGGAGGTCTGTGGCATCTGTTTAACAAGAAACAGCAAGCCGGCACTACTAACTTGACCGCCATTTGGCGCATACCAAACGAGTGCGTTGATATGGGCATGGACATTGCAAGAAGGTCATTGGCGCACAGCGGCGCGCAAACAACCAACGGATCATCTATTTGGAACAAGGGCTGGAAACTAGATGACGCGGTTGTGGACGCTAGCACGTCCGGGGTCGTGGCACTAGATGGCACAACTAGCGGTAACTACGCTTTTGGCTCTCATCCTAGACGGACAATAATTCCAACTGAAATGCAGATGCCATCAAACATGCATAACTGTTCTAAGTTCAACAACAGCTGCATGATTTATGACATGAGTTTAGGTTGCCCAAATGAGTTCACCATTAGCGGTTGCTTTAGAGTTCCTACTACCACCATAGACTCTGACAAGGTTCTGTTTGGCTTGTACACAACGGACGGAATGTACATAGAACTTAGCACGCAAATGTTTAATTCTGATGTCAATGCCAAACTTATTATGTATTGCGATCTAGATGATGACACCGGTAACTATTGGCAGGGGTCGTTTGTCCAACAAATGGAAACATCCGAATATGATACTCCACCGGCTTCTATGAGCGGGTACATATTTGATGCAATTTATTCATCTGGATATGACGCATACAATTGGATAACGCGCGGATCTGCAAAGACAATAAGAGGAGAACCAAGGCTTGGGATGGTTAGCAAGAGTCATCCTGCATCCGCTGGCTACAGGCCGTGGACACACTACGCGGTTACTGTTTCATCAACACAAATATCAGCTTACAAAAATGGAATCTTGTGGCTACGGTGGGTTTCTCATCCTGATGAAAATGGATTTACGCAATATCCGCCATTTACGTTTAACAAGTCAATATCCACCGGCAAGAAACGTTTACTTAGCATTGGCGCGGCGGTAACGTCAGCTGGTTTAAGTAGCGGCGGTGGGATAGGGTCGGGCGGAACAGAGCGATTCTCAAATTGTGATTGTTTCTGCCTGATGGTTCACTCTCGAATGTTGAGCCACATGGAGATAATTCAGTTGTCTAGGGGTCTTCTACAATCAACAGATTTAAGCATGGCAAACTCAAGAAATTTGCCAAACAGACCAGTAAGCGGGTCTGCTGTATTTGCAGATACTCAGGTGCAAGTACACAATGTGTTTAATAGAAAGTACAAAGAGTACACGCCGTTCCATAGGAATTCACGTTCATTTGAAACCACAAGGGACGCACACGGAACGTATCCAGCCGACACAAACTATTGGCAGAATACGCCGCTAGCAAGACTTCAATCTTCTGATGGCGGCTCGTTTACCACGGAAATGTGGTTCAATGACCAATCAACAATCTTGCATCCTGGATCAGGTTTAGTTGACAAGTTTCCTCTGTACTCATTTAGCATAGACATATTTGACCTATTCATAGACAACATGTTTATCAACGCGCCGAGCGGCCTTGTAGATTCTGCTCCTCATGTCCTGTTTGATTTAACCAATATTGGATGGGGATGGCAACGCCCTGGAGGTGGGCCTGGACAAGCTGGCTACGGCAAGATGGGCGCATGTGTTTATTTAATCAAACGTGGCGCAAATACTGCGAAGACTGGTAGGGCAAACACGATAGAACTTGAACTACTTTGGCATTCAGATAATGAAAAAAAACCATGGCTTGCACAAGTTGTAGCAGACAGGGCAGCTAGCGTTGATCCCATTACAGCACAGCCCAACCCATACGCTGGCAATGAGGTATTTGTAACTGCCGACACAGTACCGGCGTTTAGAAACTTCAAGGGTGGTCACTTGACCGTGTCGTTTGGAAGAAACGAAACAGCGCAGGATTGCACGTTTGTCATGTTAGATGGGAAAGTAATTTACACGCACCCCATAGAATCTGTTGACAAACAAGGACTCGCTGTAGAATACGCCATAACTCCAGGAATACTGGAGTGTGCAGGGACGGCACACACGGATGGAGCTCAAACAGCACCGTGCGGAGCTTCTGCTACAACAAATGGTGGTGTTAATGCTGTGGGTAGATTTGGTCAAATAGCGTTCTTGAAGAAATATTTGAGCAAAATTGAAGCAAGAGAACTGTGGCGATACACTAAGGTTTATCGAGGTTTAAGAAACTCTTTCTGCGGTCATAGGAAACCAAGAAACATAACAATTCAGCGCGGCACAAAGACACCATGAGTACATTAAAAGTAGACAATTTAAACGTATACACGGCAGGTGGAAACTTGGCGGTTGTGCCGCCACTAGTTGTGACTGGATTGATTACTGCGAATGGTGGGGTTACAGGAAACGTAACCGGCAACTGCACCGGTAGTTCTGGCTCTTGCACCGGCAACGCCGTAACATCTACAACATGTAATGGCAATGCCGCGTCGGCTACAAATGCCGCAACAGCAACGGCACTTCAAACTACACGCGCCATAGACGGAGTAAACTTTAACGGAACAGCTGCCATAACAGTTACCGCAGCGGCATCAACGCTTACAGGCACTATTCTCAATAGCACCGTGGTTGATTCTTCACTAACTTCTCTTGGAACTATTGCAAGTTTGACTGCTACGATTTTTAAACTAATCCCATCAGCGGCTGTTCCAACAGCTATAAACTCTACTGGCGTAGTTGGAACTATAACTGTAGATACTAATTACATCTATGTTTGTATTGGAAACAACAGCTGGAAGAGAGTGGAGTTAGCAACATGGTGATGCTTGACATGGTTAATGGTGTCTTGCGCCGGCTTGGTAAGAACAGGATAACTGCTCTAGATACCAACGGATCTACATCCCACGCTGAAGCGGAGCGAATCATTGTTGAGCAAAGCCGCAAACTCCAAACTGAAGGATGGATGTTCAACACCATTCCAAAGTTAACGGCTACTCCAAACGGATCAGGATTTATTGTTGTAAGCACACTTGCCACAGTTACTGTCCTGCACATCGATGCTATTGATGATGAGCCATGGAACAATTTCACACAGCGTGATGGAAAATTGTACGACATCGACAACGCAACCAACTTATTTACATCAACCGTGAGTGTTCGGATGCTACTTGAACTCCCAACAACTGATTTGCCAAGTGCGTTTGCAGACTATGTAATTGCTAGCGCGGCGTATTCTTACAACAGGCACTTTGTTGGAAACGCCATAAGAGATTCTGACTTACAGGGCGAGGTAATACGAACTCAAGCCGTAGTCAACAAAGAAGAATTACGAGCAACAGACATCAACTTTCTTTCAAATTATGAAACGTTTACAATACGAGGAAGACCAGCTTTCCAATACATACAAGGTTTAAACAATGCCTAATCCATACACAATTATTGACGTAATTAATCAAGTAGTTGAAACAGTAGGCGAGTTTCCAACAACAACCCAGCCTTCCGTTGTTGGTGACAGCACATCAATTTATGCGCGCGCAGAGCAATTCATTGATCGTGCTAGGTATCAAGTCTTGTCACTTGGTTGGCCAGAGAACACGGAAATGTCAAGACCATTTGTTGCGGCATCAAGTCGCATTAGCATGACTGGAATTTTAAGCATTCAAGCGGCTGGCCCTGATCAATACCGAAATTTGGTTATTCGCAAAGACGCAACCGGCCCCGCAGTTTATGACGCAAACACAAGAGGATTTGTAACTACAGGAACTGTGTATTTGGATGCGGTGGTGCTTCTAAATTGGGACGATCTTCCGCTCAAGTTGGCGGACGTGGTTGTTTCCAAGGCAAAGCTTCTGTTCCAGCGCAGAATTCAGAATGGTCAACTTCCTGACCAACAATTGCAACAAGAATACATTCAGTCAGAAATGGCTGTTGATAGGAACGAAGCAAAGGAAAGTATGCTTCCTCCAAACACACGTCAAAATATGCCTCCGCAAACATCGGGCGGACAACAACAACAAGGTGGATAACCATTGCCTAGCGCACCGCTGTATCAACGCATACCAGCTCTTGTTCATGGCATAAGCAAGCAATCGCCAACGATTAGATATCCTGGTCAGGTATCTGATGCCACAAATGTCATGTTCAATGTGGTTGATGGGGCTCGCAAACGATGCGGATCAAGATATGTTGGTCAAGTAACCACTAGCGGGTTGGTTGGCGGCAAATACAAAATGCATCGCATAACGCGCGATGATGAAGAGAAGTATGTTGTTGTTTATGGGGCAGGAAACTTTTTAAGAGTTCTAAATGTTCTTACTGGTCAAATAGTTACACCAACAGTAGTTGGTACAGCGGCGGCTTATTTGGCGTATGGCAGTCCGCAACCAGAAAATTTAAGGTTTGTAACTGTTGCCGATACTACGTTCGTGTGCAACACTCTTAGACCAACAGGAACTTTAGAGAATGGTGCTTCAATTGATGCTTCTAAGATGCCTGTGCAATTGGTAAGAACATCATTTAGTCCACTTACATTTACAATTTCACCAGCCACTTGGACACCGCGCGGGTTTCAAAGGCAGGTTATTCAAGTTCCAGTCGGTGGCGTAGCTCCAACTAGTGGATACTTTAGATTTTCATACTTAGGTGGTCAAAGTTATCCGGCAAACTATCAAATTGAATCTGACACGCTTGAAGACACATTGCAAGGCAATGGCGAAGCACCGTTCGCCACCAATGGACAAACTGCAAACCCGGACTACATTCCCGGAATGCGCGGTCTAGTTCGTGGAAAGGTTCTGTGCAGCGGTGGGCCGCTTCCTGAGAAGCCTATATACATCGATATTTCTCCTGATCTTGACATTACTACATTGCTTGGATTTACTGATAATCAATTGAACAACTCACGCTATGTAATTCTCAAGGGGGACAACGAAACACAACCTCCTCCTGAGTTTATGACTAGTCAAAGACCAATTTCAGACATTGGTTACTTTAGAAACAGACTCATCTTCACTTCGGATGACTTTATATTCTTTAGCGCGGCAGACGATATATTTAACGTCTACAAAGAGCGCGCGGATTTGTTGCAAGATTCAGATCCAATTGAAATTCAATTGAGTGCAAATGACGTGACAATCGTTGACACGGTCGTGACGTTTAGAAAATCTGTGCTAGTTATGACTAGGTCGGGTCAGCAGTTTGAAGTCAGTTCTGGAGATGTATTTGGCCCTGGAAGCGTTGCTGTAAATCCGACAACCAAGTATTCAATCAAGAATCTTCGGCCTGTACCGGTGGGAGAGCGGATCTACATGCTTGGCGAACATCCAAGCAAGACCATGCTTTATGAATACACATACTCAGATACAAGCTTGAGCAACGTAGCCACCGATGTATCTAAGCACATAGACAATCTCATTCCAGCTGACGTTATATCAATGGACGCTTCCGTCAATACGGACACCATATGCATAGTTGCAAAGAATCCAACCGATACAACCACATATGAATTTATGTCTAATGCAAGTGGGCTTTGGTCTAATACAATCACATGGGTTGGAGGTCAAATTCCACGAAATGGTGACACTATTTCCATATCTTCTGGTCACATAGTACAAGTAAACTTTGACACTTACCCAACATCGGGAGTGTTTAATCCTGGATCTATAGCATCTACAATATACATCTATAGATCGTACACAGTTGCCAACGAACGTAAACAAAGTGCTTGGTCTAAGTGGTCGTTTGGACTAGACAATATAGCGGATGCCGTAATTATGGACGATCATCTTTTAACGTTACAAAGAGTGGACGGCGTATCAGATTCTACTTTGAACGTCTACAAGACAAGCCTTACCGATGAGTTTACCAAGGATACGTTTGGTGTTCTCACCGGTGAATTTCAATCGCACATGGATCACACTTATTCATTTGCTGCTGGGACTGGAAGCTATGCTTCGGGATTTACAACATTTACCTTGCCTGTGACTGATATGACAATAAATAAGTTCGTTCAATTTGACGGAACTCAACTTGATGTTACGCCGGTTACAGCAAACACCTGTAAAGTTTCAGGCAATCGCACATTTTATGGTGGTAAAATTGGTAGATCATTTGATACGTCTATGCAATTAAGCCCAACATTCTTTAGAATTGGCGATGGCAATTCACCTGTGATTGACGGTAATGTTGTTCTTAACAAACTTGTCTTAGATCACGTTGAATCAGGCGAGTACACAGTAACCGTTGAAAGATCAACTGGTGTTACAACAACTACAGCATTTACTCCTTCAAATTCATTCACAAGCACATTTGGAAGTGTAACTGCTTGGATACATTCAAATACAAAGGATTTAAATATCACAGTAAGTTCAAGTGGAATAAAGCCAACGTGTTGGGCAGGAATTGAAATGCACGGTACTTACTCAGCACAAAGACCACCAATAGGTAACGGATAAAATGACAGGATTTGAAATACCCATAGCGTTGGCAATCGGAGCGGCTTCAGCGGCTGGATCTGCATACGCCGCCACGTCAATAAATAAATCTATTAACGACAGCATTGCGGCGCAAGCCGATGCAAACAATAAACGGCAAGCGGAAATCATCAATCAACGAAACATCATTGAAGGTCAGACAACAAAGAAAGCTGCGCTTGAAGCAAGGGCAAAGGAACGAGAAGGCGCAATGGCGGCTGGCAGGGTTAGAGCCGGCGCAGCGATGGCTGGATTGTCCACCGGTAGCGGTACTGGATACCAAATGATGACGCAGGTCTACCTTGACACATCTCAAGCAAAGGACGCTGTTGAGAAACAACGCTATCAAAGCGTCAAGTATCTAAACGCTCAAACGGTACAACAAAGCACCGCAAGCAATTATGCGTACACGTCATCTGCAAATCAAGCGGCAATGCAATATCAGAATCCGTTCATAGCCGGCGGTACTGGCGCGCTTGCGGGCTTTAGCGCAGGTCTTGGAATTATGGGTGGCTTGGCATCTATTACGGCAAGCGCAGCAACAACAACAGCGGCAACAGCATCCACGGCGGCTTCAGCTGCGACTACAACAGCGGCAACAGCATCCACGGCGGCTTTCAACGCGGCAGCATCTACGTCTGCGGCGTTGACATCGTTTGTTGGTACGGCTGGAACTATTGGCACAGCAGGAGCTGGTACTGCGGCTAGCCTTGGTGCGGCGGCGGGAACTTCTGCTTTGTCAACTGCATCAATTGCCGCGCCAATATCATTTGCTGCCGAAGCCGGTGGCGCATTCTCTACAATGGCAATTGGTAGTGGATTGGCGTATGCGCCAGCGGCAAGCACGGCGTTGACAGCAACACAATTGACTACATTGGGCGGAGCGTTTGGACTTGGTTCAATGGGTTTGGGATATTTGAGCAATTTAGGAACGTTTAAATGAGCAGAATAAATGTGCCAGTAACAGGATTGTCTGGTGTCAATAGAGCCGCCGAGCCAGCTCCACAACCACAAGGTTCATTTGTTGTATCTCCACAGCCATCAACACAAGTAAATTTAAACAGCTCACTACAGCAGTTGTTAAATTTAGTTGGCGCGGCTGGTCAAGCAGGAAATGCGCTTGCAAGCTATTACGGTCAGAAACGATCTGACAACAACGCAAAGATAGCGCAACTCAAAGGAATTGGACAAGATTCTGCAATGACTGATGTTGCTAGGGTTGGTCAACTTGCAAGCAACCCACTAGATCCAGACCTGCAAGGATATGTCATACCAGAAAATGTTTCTGATAAAGACATGGCTAAATGGGTTTGGGATCAAACACAAAAGTTGACTGGCGAACAAGGGCAAACACCAACAAACATTGGTTTCTACGACAAGTACGCTCCGGCAATGCTTACCG